CCTCAACAATAATGATCGGGCGTTTGACCCGAACTATGCGAGTTCACCTTATGCTGGTGCGCTTATTCCTCGCCGTGAGCTACAGGTGACTATTGATGGTGTCAGGGTTATTACTACGACGGTTGATGACTGGAATTATGAGTATGCGCCGCTTGACTCGCGTGCGACTATTGAGGCGACGGATGACTTCACTTTGCTCGCAAGACAGACTTTAACCCCCGGTACCGCTGTCTCACAGGCCACAGGAGCCCGTGTGAGCGCCGTTCTCGACATGGGTGGAGTGTTGTGGCCTGCCGGTGCTCGGAGCATTGACACGGGGCAGAGCATTCTGGGTGCTGACACGTTCGAGGGGAATGCCTTATCGTATTTGCAGAAGGTTGCGGATTCTGAGCAGGGACTCCTGTTTGTGGGGAAGTCTGGCGACCTTGTGTTTCGTGACCGGCTCGATGCGACACCAACCTCGGCAGGGGTTATCGAGTTCACTGATGACGGTTCGGGGATTCCCTTCCAGCTAACAACGGTGAATTATGGGTCGGAGTTGTTATATAACCAGGCAACGGTGAGCGCCGATGCGGGGACTGCTACGGCAGATAACTCGCGTTCGCAGACTGCTTATGGTGTCAATTCTTATGAGCTAGACACGTTGGTGTCCACGACCACACAGCTACAAAACTTGGCAGACTTCCTCGTTCAAAAGTATGGCGACCCGGAATACAGGTTCGAGTCGATAACAGTGAACTATGACAGCCTCAGCGCACCACACAAAGCGGTAATGCTTGCCCTAGAGATAGGCGATGTTTGCTCGGTTAGTTTTACCCCAAACAATGTGGGTGCAGCCGTATTTTTGTATGAGCAGGTTATCCGTGTGGGGAACACAACCGGCCCTGGACGGCATGACATGTCGATAAGTTTCACCTCGCTGGACTGGACGTTCCTCGTATTGGGTGACGCGGTGTTTGGTAAACTTGATAGCAACAATGCTTTAGCGTTTTAGGAGAGATTTATGGCTGGTGCCGGTTATCGTACTTTTGCTTCTGGCGAGGTACTTACCTCGGTAAATGTGCAAACTTACCTGCAAGACCAAGTGGTTGCGACTTTTGCGAACGCTACAGCGCGAAACGCTGCGATTACTTCCCCTACGGAGGGGATGCACTGCTATTTGAGTGACGTGGATCAGACACAGTATTACACGGGCGCATCGTGGGCGCAGCTTGGCGGGGGCGCATCAGGTTTTGAAACTAATTTTCTACTTATGGGAGCGTAAAGAATGGCTACATCATATAAAACCCTTGGTCAGGTAGACCTGACAACAACAAACCTTACTGCGTTATATACGGTGGGCGCGGGGAAGGAGGCGGTTATTAGCACGATTGTGATTGCTAACCGTACTTCCAGCGCCGATAGTTTCCGGGTTGCGGTGCAGACTGGCGGGGATTCCATAGCGAACAAACACTACCTGGCATACGATGTTGTGATTGCGGCGAATGATTCGACCACACTAACTCTTGGGGTGTCGATGGTTGCGACTGATGTTCTTTCGGTCAAAGCTACGACTGCTGACCGTCTTAGCGTTAACGCGTTCGGCGCAGAAATAACCCTCTAATCGTATGGCTGTCACGACCGTAAGCGCATCCTCTATAGGCAACTTCAACAAGTTCAATAGCATGTCTCCGAACCGTGACTGGTGTGTCTCATCCAACACTGCGACTGGTACTTACACAGATGGTTCGGGTATTAAGTGGGCGTATTACACGTTCCTGAGCAACGGGACTTTTACTGTCACTAAAGGCGGGCGTGTCGAGTTCATTGTTGTTGCTGGCGGTGGTGGGGGCGCGTCGGAGAGTTTGGCTAGAGCTGGTGGTGGCGGGGCAGGCGGGATGCTTGTTTCTGCCACGATTGAGGAGATTGTTGCTGGCGCTTTTTCTGTCACGATTGGTGCGGGCGGGGCAGCGGGTGCGACGGACAGTGACGGTAGTGCGGGGGCCGATTCCAGTTTAGGCGACGACCTTATTGCTAAGGGCGGCGGGTACGGTGCAACCTTTTCGGAGGCGGGCGGCCCTGGTGGATCTGGTGGCGGTAGTGGCGAAGATGGTTCACTCGGAGGCATAATAAATGTTTCTGGGCAGGGGTTCCCTGGCGAGTTTGCTTTAACTTCTACTGGTGGTGGTGGCGGTGGTGCTGGCGAGTACGGCGGAACCGATGCGGCGACAGACGGCGGCGACGGACTTCCCTCTAGCATTACTGGTTCAGAGGTTTATTACGCTGGTGGCGGTGGTGGCGGGAACCGGAACAGTACTGGTGGCGCTGGCGGTAACGGCGGTGGTGGAACTGGTGGTCAAAATAACGTAGACAATGGGACTGCTGGTGGGACTAATCTTGGTGGCGGTGGTGGTGGTGGTGAGCCTGGTAAAGCTGGCGGGTCCGGGGTTGTCATTGTGAGAACGCGGGTCTGATGAAATATTGGGCTGAGATTGATGCTGATGGTGTTGTGCTGCGGGTTACTGTCGCGGATGATGTTGACGGTTATGTCTGGCTGATGGAGTGGCTTGGTGGCACCTGGCGCGAGACGAGCGTTGACGGTTCTCTGCGGAAGAATTATGCGGGCATCGGTTTTGTTTACGACTCTGCGCGGGATGCTTTTATTTCTCCAACGCCTTACCCTTCATGGGTTTTGGATGAGGCTACTTGTTTGTGGTTGGCGCCTACGCCTATGCCTGATGACAACGCAGATTATGTTTGGAATGAGCAAGCGGGCGACTGGGAGGCTGTATGAAACTTGTAAACCCGTGGCCTGCCGGGTACACAATAAACGCGAGAAGCCCCTACGGGCCACGCAAGCACCCTATTACCGGCAAAATGTCGATGCATCACGGGGTCGATGTGACAGGCACGTTTCCTGTCACAGTCCCCGCTAAAGGTGTTGTAACACATATTGGGTGGAGTCTGAGAGGTGGGGGGCACACTGTACTCATTAGTCACGGGTCGATTGTGAGCGTTTTTTATCACGGCAAGTATGCGACAACGCTGATGGTTGGGCAGCATGTGGAGGTGGGCGACTACATTTACACGAGCGGATCGACTGGGGCGAGTACGGGAAACCATTTGCATTTCGAGGTAAGGGTTGGCCCGGCAGGAAACTGGGGGGACACACTAAATCCCAAGGACTACCTCGGACAAGGAGAGACGGATACTGTGCTAAAAATTACCGGCAAACTTGATAAGGCTACCTGGACAACGTTACAGACTGCGCTGAAAAGTCACGGAGTTTACACGGGGACGGTTGATGGTATCCCTGGTCGGCTGACTTATACGGCCCTCCAGCGGTGGTCGGATGCTCCTGAGACTGGGAAGCTTGATGTGGTTACCCGTAAGGCTGTGCAGCGCCGTATCGGTGTAAATGACGATGGGGTGTGGGGCTCGGTCACGATTACGGAGTTGCAGGGTGAGCTTATTCGTGGCCTTGCAGGTGTGCGGGAACCTGAGCCGATTGTGGCCCCTAAAATTGTCCCTCCGATTGTCCCTGTTATTGACCGTATTACCAAACCTATGAGCGCAAAGCTGGCAGCGTTTTTCAAGATGCGAAAAGACCTACGATGAGTGATGAAAATGAGCCGGCGGTGAGGGTAACAATGTCCACAATGTACAAAGAGTTGCAGCGCGTAGCGAAAGTTTCGGACGACACCGCCACGGAGATTCGGCGGATTCTTGACCAGCTTGCCGCGCACGATACTCAGATTCGTTGGATAAAGGAACGTATGGGGTGGGCTGTCGGCGCGTTAATGACGGTGGCTGCAATTATGCCTTGGGTAAAAGACTTGGTAATTGGATAACTAACAGAGGAGAAAACGAATGGATATAGTAAAAAAGTATTGGGCATTTGCGGCTGAGCGTGCAATTAAGACGGTTGCGCAGGTTGCGGTTGCGACGATTGGTGTGAGCGCTATTGGGATTGCTTCAGTGGATTGGGTTGGCGTTCTTTCGGTGTCTGCACTTGCTGGTGTTGTGTCGCTGCTGACTTCGGTGTCAACTTTTAATAAGCCTGCCGTCTAGTGGGGACTGAGCAAGTGAACGGTTATGCGTGCCCGGTGGATCCGCAGGAAGCGGTAAATTGTGAGTCCTGCCAGTAACGTTTAAGTAGAAAAGCCCCGCACCTTCAACGGTATGCGGGGCTTTTCTGTTCTCTACTCTAGCGTAGCCATGCCCTGATTGTGTTGCGTGTCACGTTTGCCCGTTTTGCAAGCTTCACGATGTTGGGGGTTGCGTGAAATTCGGTAATGACTCTGCGCCTAAGTTCGGCGGTGATGAGGTCTTGGCGTTCTTTTTGCCATGCCCGGAGGTCTACGAGTTGGGCGAGGGTCATTTG